ATGTCGCAGCCCCTTCCCCCTCTCCGGAAAATTCATCGACGGTCGCGTCCGTCCCACTCTCGACGGTCGCCCTTCCGGATGTTGCACGATCGATGTGCAGCGGCGAGTGGGGACGATCGGTCGCCGGCCACCACATGGTCGGCTTGCCACGGATCGTCAGTGCGTTCGCCTTCTCCGCAGATGTGGCAGAGGACAGCGGTGGCGCGGACGACAGCGGCGAGCCTCCGGTACTCGGAGTCGTAGAGGCCGTCGTGGTGTCGCTGACAAGGTTCGCATCGGGAGATGCGTGTGGTGAGGCGGCCACAGTTCAGGCATGGCTTTGGGACGCGCGGCATCAGAGCAGCCAATCGGCTTCTGCGCCGGTGAGAGCGTGCACTGGCTTGATCCCTGTCTGCTGCTGGAACCTTCCACAGATCACATCGGCGTAGTGGGGATCCAACTCGATCAGTCTTGCAGCCCTCCCTGTTTCTTGACACGCGATCAATGTTGAGCCGGAGCCGCCGAATGGATCCAGCACGGTCGCGCCGGTGCGTGTGCTGTTCAGTAGGTGCCGAGCGACAAGGCCGACTGGCTTCATGGTGGGGTGCAGGTCGCTGGACTTGGGCTTCGAGATCTCGAGCACGGTCGACTCGAATGCTTCCACGGTGAGATCAGTGCCGGAGATGACCAGCAACTGGTTGCCAACGCTCATGTGCCATGTGTGGTCGTCGATCTGGGTGACAGCGTCGAAGTCGGCTTCGGCCATCGTGGTGCGCTTCCTGCCGCCGTGCCACTTGTGGCCTGCGCCTTCGCGCCAGCCGTAGAGGATCGGTTCGTGCTGCCATTGGTAGTCAGAGCGTGAGAGCGTCATGCTGGACTTGCGCCAGATGATCACCGACGACAACTTAAATCCTGCCTCGAGGAATGCGTTGGTGAATGCGGCACGCTCGGTCTCGGAGTGGGCGACATAGATCGGTGCACCCTTCGCGGTGTGCTGGGCAAGCGCGGTGAACACAGAGCGTAGGAACACAGCGAACTCGGCGGTCGCCATGTCGTCGTTCATGATCGTGCCGGCCTTGCCTTCGACAGCGACATTGTACGGTGGATCAGTCCACACAGCCTGTGCTGGCTTGCCATCGAGCAGCCGAGCGTAAGTGTCGGGATCGGTGGAGTCTCCGACGATCAGACGGTGCTGGCCGAGGATCCAGATATCTCCGAGGGAGCAGATCGCTCGCACGGTGTCGGGGACAGAGTCGCGGTCTGGCTTCATCGGTGGGGTGTCGTCCATTGCGGCGATGAGATCGTCCAGATCGTCTCCGGAGTATCCGGTGCCTTCGAGTCCGTCCTCGGTCTTGGCCAACTCGGAGAGCAGAGCCACGAGTGCGTCCTCGTCGTAGGTCGCGAGATCGTTCAGTCGGTTGTCGACGAGCATGATCCGTCGCGCGGTCTCGTCGTCGACATCGACGAACACGGCCGCGATCTTCTTCCAGCCGAGCGAGACAGCAGCACGATAGGTGTGGTTGCCGGCGAGGATGTGCCGCGTGGATTCCTGCACCACGATCGGTCGGTACTGGCCGTGCTTCTCGAGCGACTGTGAGATCGCACCCACATCGCCTTGCCGGACATTCTCCGGATGGGGAACGATCTGATCGACTGCGACATCGATCGACTTCAACTTGAGTTTGTTCACTTGTGCACCCTCCTCGGTTGCTGGTCAGTCCTCGGTGTCGCCAGTCGCGAGCAGCCGCTGGAGTCTCGAGACATCCGATCGGAGACGGTCGCGTTCCTGCACAGCGAGAGTCAGAGAGTCGAGCACCTCGATCAACTCGGTGCGGAGACGGTCACGCTCCTCGCGCACTGCCTCGGCAGCGACAGACAGCGAGTCGATGCGTTCGAGCAGCAACTCGGTTTCCATTGCGTCAGTCATGCTTCCTCCTCCGGCGCGCGATCTCGGCCTCGAGTGCCTCCACCGTAGCAATCAGCCGTTCCTGATCGTCCACTCCGAGCACCACAGTGCGCCGTAGGAAGTGCACAGCCCACTCGAGATCGGTGACGGTGAGACGGCTGGCAGACATAGATCCTCCTCAGGGATAGGTGAGAGGCGGTGCCGCAGTACCGGCAACCACACCAATGGCCGCAGCACCGCCACTCAGAGCAGAGGATCGTACAGCGAGACGGATCAGCGTTCCCTGTGATGAACGCTCCACATAAATCCAGCAGCGGCTGCGAGAGCGAACAGAGCCAGCCCGTAGTTCGCGTTGTCCGGTGTGGTGGGATCCCACTCGGTGCCGCCGACAGCGGCGATGCCGATGATCCAGCAGAGCAGAGCGCAGACGCGCTTGGTGCGCTGCCAGCGATCCCAATCCGCGACATGGACATTCAGCAGCCAGCGACGGACAGCGTCACGGTCGTTCATGCGCGGCCTCCTCGGATGCGTTGCCAGATCGACACAGAGAGTCGCTCGAGCCGGTGCACTTCCTGCTCGAGCCGGCGTGCCTGAGTGTCGGCTTCCACAGCCAGCGTGGACAGCCTGTGCATAACGCGCTCGATCTCCACAGCGTGCTCCGGCCGGAGCAGCACCGGCACACGGATCTGCTCGTACCGCTCCATCGGCCAGCCGAACTCGGGATCGGGGACACGGTAGGTCAGGATCCATTCGTCGCCGCTCATGCCGGCACCTCCTCGATCAGTCCGGCTCGGTGCAGGGTGCCGAGCACGATCTCCGACATCGACGCTGGGTGCGCCAGATCAGCGAGCCAGAGATCCAGAGCGCGACGCACCTCAGGGTGCCGAGCGGAGAGCGTGTCGATGATCCATGCGCGGAGCGTCCGGTTGTCGAGATGCTCGTCCGGTGGGAGCGCGTCGCACGCGGCCAGCCCAGCAGCGAGATCGACGGTGGTCGACTCGGAAAGGATCGTGCGTGCCGGCTCGGGGATCATGGCCGGACTCCGTCCACAATGCCGAGCAGAGCACGCTTCAGCAGCCGGTGAGCCTCGAGAGTCCACTCGGAGCCGAGCGCGGCGCGAGTAAGAACATCAGCAGCGAGCAGCACCGTGTCCCGATCAGAGATCTCCTTCAGCGACAGCGGCTGCGCGTCGGGGTAATCATTCCTCATTGGTTCCCTCCTTCGGTCGTGGATCGGACAGAGCCTCATCCAGAGCGTCCGCGACGAATTGCACATACTCCAGATGCGCGCGTGCGTGCGCGATCTGGGAATCAATGACAGCCATCCTGAGTCGCCACTTCGCGATCTCGAAGGCCATGCTCGAAGGCAGCGTCATCACTTCACCTCCACCCAGAATTCATGATCCCGATCGACGCGGCCAAAGTGCACCCACTTGCGGCCACCCTTCTTCCGGTACTCCATCGACCGTCCGTCGACAGAGAGCCGGAACCAGCCGTGGTAGATCGCCGGAGTTGGGATCATGTTCTCGTCCCAGCCCCAGAGGATCATCATGCCGAACTCCTCCACGGGTGAGAGAGCAGCGATGCGTGTCTTGATCGTCGACATCACGCCACCTCTCCTCGAGCAGCCTTGATCTCCGCGATCTCCCACGCCGGCAGACAGTGCGACTGCTCGATGCCGTGGTGGTTGTCGTCGGCGTAGGAACGCAGGCTCGAGATCAGCCCTTCCATCTCCATCGCGACATCCGAGATCTCCTCCCAGTCGCCGGAGCGCAGACCGGCCTCGATCAGACGCAGACAGTGCCGCGCGTACTGAATGTCCTCGGTGAAACGCGCCTTCGCGTGGATCAGTTTCATCGCGCCACCTCCTCGAGGATGAACTCGAGCCGGCGTGTGCGGACAGAGCCGCCGCGATCGACGGTGGTGTGCGACATGAACTCGATCGTGAATCGGACAGCCGCGCGGCCATCGCGCTTCGTGATCTGCTCGGGGATCCCGACAAGGCCGGCGACTCCGAGAGCATCGACAGAGCGGTCGATCACGACATCACCCCAGCGAGCGTCGGCATTAGCGGTCGGGATTGCATCCCATTCGGTGCGCTGCTCATCGGTCGCGACACCCTTGATGATCGCAGCCTTGATTCGAGCCAGACGCGCGATCTTCTCGTTGCGCTCGGAGAGCATGATCCGGAGATTCATCGTGCCACCTCCTCGAGAGCCGGAGCAGCCTCCGCGTAGTAGACAGTCGCGCCGTGCACCGTGGGGTACGCGCCAGTCCAGCAACGCTGGATCGTCCAGCGAAGGCCGGTGGCCGGCTCGGTGAAAGTGTGCCCGATCAGAGTGATCGAGCCGCAGATGCCGGTGTAGGTCGCGCCGGTGTCGGCACGCATCTCGAACTGCGCCAGCCCGTCGACAGCGGTGCCGTACCGGAGCGCGAATGAGATCCGGATCGGATGCTCGGTGGATGTGGACATTTCGGTTTCCCTTCTCGAACGGCTCCTCGGCCGTGGGTCTATTTGGGCATAGATCCGGACGCAATGCAAGTCATTGTTTGCCTAGTGCCGCAAGGGTTTCCGAGGCTCGAGCATCGGAGCAGCCCCAGAGAAACGCTCATTTGCCACCCCAGCCGAGCACCCCAGCCGGAACACAGAGCCGCCAGAGAGCCACCCAGCGCGTCTCACGGCCTTCTAGAGCCGGTCAGCAGCCACGCTTCCACCGCTGCACCAATGGGTGCCGCGACTCGCAGAGCAGCCGCTGCGCAGACGGCCGGATCTTGAAACAGCCCCAGCCTCGAACTCCCACCGGCCAGACGAATCGTCCCTGCCGCTCGTTCCAGAATCCCTTGAACGCGATGCGCTCCGCGATCACACGCTGCTCCTTCCACGACAGCGAGCGCAGAGCACGAGCACCGCGCTTCGACATCGCGTTGTGATCACTCCAAGTCGATGCCGTCTGCCGGTTCAAGCCGAACGCAGTGATGTAACTCCGAGTCGAATGCTTTGTATTCCCAATCTCGCCACCGGTCTCGCACTGCGCGATGATCTCCCAGAATCGCTTCGGCATCACAGGCTTCGCGTTCTGCCACCGCTGCATTGACTCCGGCACACCGCCGCGATCAGCGAGCGCAGTGCTCGGAACTAGGAAACAGAGAACAGATATGGCTGCGCCCAGACTTTTCATCGTGGTGCTCCTTCGGATCGACAGCACACGGTGGTGCTGGCCGCGCTCTCCGATAGCGCGATCTACCTTCCCGTCGCGAGATGCTGACGGAACTCAACTAGGAAATTCGTGAGGTACTCCTGAACCTCGGTCGGCCTTCCGTGAATGAAGTCCAGAATATCCTCATCGGTCTTGCCGGCGCGAGCCAGTGCACAGATCGTGCCGGACGCGTTGTTCTTCTCACCCTTCCACGGGTCATACGGCTCCGGAGCAGACACCGTCTCCTCGACATGATCCAGCCATCGCTGCTGCCGCAGCCATGTCGCAGGATGACAGATGAACTGCGGATCCTTCACCGATCGCTGATACCGCTCGACGGCCGCGAGCAGATCGTCGATCGCCGGCAATTGCTTCTTGCGGCGAGCGAGACGAAACGCATTCAGAGCAGCAGCCTTCGCGACGCGGCGTGGGTACGCCTTCCAGAAACGCTCGAACTCAGAATCAAGATCTAATGATGGTTCTTGATGGTTCCTATATATGGATGGATCATCGTCAGAGTGCACCCTTTCCTGCGTTGAAGTTTCCCCTTTCACGGAAACCCCATTCACAGTTGCACCTTTGCGGAGCAGCCGATACTGCGTCCTGTGGCCGCGTCCCGAGCCAGCAGACAGCACCTCGAGCAGCCCTTCACGCTCGAGATCACGCAGCCCGAGCCGCACCCAAGTCACAGAGCAGCGAGCCTTCTTCGCCAGCGTCGGCTGCGACGGCCAGCACTCACCCTCATCATTCGCAAAATCAGCCAGAGCCAGATGCAGCAGCAGCCGCTCACCCTTGAACGGAGAGCACTCCCAGACATGGCTCATCCACCGGACACTCATTCGCTCCCCTCCACAATGCCAGCGACGACACGCCACAGATCAGACAGCCGAAACAGAACGATCCCATCGGTGGTGTCGTCCGGCATCGCGATCATCACGAAAGGCCGATGATCAGCGATCGCCCGAGCAGCCTCCGACTGCTTCTCAGCCAACTGGAATCGCGTGTAGATCGGGGACACCTGCTTGCCAGCCTTGATCTCGACACGCACCTCGCCACCCCAGTGCTCCTCGTGCCGCGTGTTCGCGCCAGCGATCCCGAGAGCCTTCCGAGCGCGACGCGCCTTCGCATCACCCTTCTGCCGGTTCCGCTTGCCACGAGCCACCGGATCACCACAGCCCTTCACTCGACGCTTCCCATCGCGGCCAGCAGAGCCGAGCGTCCCGAACAGCGGACACTTCTCCGCGAGCGTGCACTTGTCACGCCGGCCTTCACACTCGGCCTTCGGCTTCAAATTCAACTCACTCACTGATCCCCTCCTCGAGAGCAGCAACCTTCTCCTCCAGCACGAGGATACGCGCGGCCACCTCAGCCATCACCCTGCTCGTGAGAATGATGTGCGCTTCGCGCGGTGCACTTCGCCGGTGCGTCGCCTCCCACATCGACTGCGCCGCCAGAGCACAGATCAGAGCCTCGACAGTCTTGGGAGCGATCTCCCAGTCCGGCTCGATCACGAGTCGAGCCGATACCGCTCATACAGCCGGCCGAGCAAGAATCCCCACACGGCATACACAGCAGCGATGATCCAGATCACCAGTCCAACTCCTTCTGGTACATCTCGAGAGCCTTCCGCTTCCGATCGTCCAGCAGCAGCGACGCGAACTCGATGATCGTCTGGAGCCGCGCCAGCCGGCCATGTCCGATCCCGTTCTCCGTCTCACGAGACATCGTGACGGAGCAACTGCAGCCGAGATGCAGCCGCCAGTTCCTCCTGCCGTTAGACATCGTCACGCTCGTCTCGCTCCGGCACGACTCACAGATGAATGTGATCTCCGCTGACTGCGGCTCGGCCGCAGCCTCCTTCTTCCTTGCCGTCATGACACTGATCCTTTCAACTTGACTGTCCTGACAATTCCGTTCCGTCGATCACGCTCCAACATCCGCTGATATGGGGTGAGTCCACCGAACACTCCGTACCGGTCAGACAACTCGTCCAGCCCGATCACGAGATCGAGACATTGCTTCTGCACCGTGCACTGCTGACAGATCGCGATCGCGCGCTGCCACTTCTTGTCGGTCGTCCCCTCGGGAAAGAACACAGATAGTGGTTCCCCGAGACACGCCGCATCATCCTGCCAATACTTCTTGGTCACAGAGAGCGCACCTCCCAGACGGCTTCACGCAACTGCTCGAGCGACAGCCGATCGGTGCCGTCGAATCGGAGCACCAATTCGGCTGCGAGCAGCACAGCCTCGAGAGCCTCACGCCGGATCGCGGACTTGGTACGCACCGGCTCGTCGATCCGTTGCGTCTCCTGAAACTGATCACGCAGCGCAGCATGGACATACACATGACACCGGCCGCGTTGGGATCGAGTCATGAATACCGCGCCGGCCTTGTGGAGCACAGAGAGAGCACCGGAGATCTGGCCGTGGTGCAGGCCGAGCACATCACCCAACTCTTGCCAAGTGCCGCCATGCAGCCCTCGACGCTGCAACTCCGTCAGCACGCTCTGTACGCGCGCTGAGAACGCGCCAGAGGCACGCTCACGCCGCGCACGCTCCAGCGATGCAGGCTGCTCGACATGGCCTTGTGAGCCGGCGTAGGGGAACAGATCAGTCACGGCTCGCCTCCCTCCGCACGAGCCGCACGAGAACACCGGCTGAGATCACGAATGGCCACACCGCGCCAGCGGCGAGAGCCATCGCGCCGAGCGCAACTACCTGCATCGGATCCTCGAGATCGAACTCGCCGGTCGCAGCCCCATACCGAACTGCGTGTCGCGCCATCAGAGCCGCGATCACGACATACGCGATGATCAGAAACACACCCATCACTGACTGTCCTTCCGCTCGATCAGAGCCTTGATCACACCGGACGCTTCCCTGCTCGACAGATCCACAAGGCCGACAGGCTCAATGTCGCGCCCGACGACAGACGAAACGAATGACACATCACTGCTGGTCTCACCCATCAACTTCTGAATCAACTTCATCTGGGGAGCAGAGATCTTGCCGGACGGTGCCGGCTGCATCGACGGATGATCAGCCTGATCCTTCGTCACGCTCCGCGCGGCCGAGCCAGCCTTCACGCGCGGCGGTGCCTTCGGCCTCGAGACATCCTCGAGCGGCGGTCGATCCTGCTCGGCGCGACGGTTCCGCACCTCGTCCAGCGACGCGATCTTCTTCGAGTCAGCAGCGAGAGCAGCAAGGATCGCTCGTCCCCACGCACTCGTCTCCGCATTCATCACCTCAGAATCGCGCGTGAAGTTCGTCTTGCCGACAGCCGGTTCAGCCGCCACCGCGATCGCCGGCATCGGATCATCCGGTGTCCGATACGCGGCCGCAACATACACAATGAACTCTCGTCCACCGATCTCCTGCACCGTGAATGGCTGCTCCGGATTCGCTGGTCGCAGACACCCCGTTGGGTAAGCCGCCTTGAACAGACGCAGCCTCTCAGCCACATCGACATAGTCGTCATTGAACGCCATCTCTCATTCCCCTTCCTTGTGTGTGTTGATGAGAACTCGCATCACGCGGATCGGCTCACCGGTCACGGTGAACTGCTCACGCAGATCAGGATACGCCTCGAGCAGAGCGCGCGTGTCGACACGCGATCGTCCCTTCTGCTGCTTCCACGAGATGACATCATGCCCAGCGACAGTGCCCACCTCGTTGGTGCCGAGCAGACGCGCGAGAGCATCACGCGCTTGCTTCTCCTCCTGCTCCGCAGACTTCTTCACACCTCGAGCCATCTCCAACTGCTCCACGAGTGCGAGAGCGTCAGCCGGCAACTCGATCCGTGTCGGCTCCGGCTTCGCGATCGCCGCGATGTGCTCCGAACTGAAGTCGTCCAGCGCGTCCGGCAGAGCACCGGCCTCCACGAGCGCAGCGAATATCTCAGCCTCCTCGAGCAGCGCGTCCACCGCGCCAGCGTTCGCTGGAGCCTCGACGACAGTGATCTTCATGTCGCGATCAAGCACAGAGAACCACACCGGTGCACCGGTCACAGCGGTCTGCGCCCACGCCTGCCACAGCCATTCCGGTGGCAGATCATCAGCACCGTCGATCCGGTACCGCGTCGTCGTCTTGGCCTCGATCACCACATCGGGATCAGCCTCGTCATTGACACCGTCCAGCGAGATCCGGAACCGGTCAGAGCAATACATCAGATCCGGAGTCACCGCCTCGATGCCGAGCACACGCGCGGCCTCAGAGACGAGTGCAGGCTCGAGCACATTGCCACGGTGAAACACCGCGTTGGATTCCTGCACAGCCGGCCGGTGCAACTTGTCGACGAACAGATCACCGCGCGTCTTGTAGGGAGATGCGTTCATCAGAGCCGGCGCGTCGCTGGCTCCGAACACAACTCGATCATGCTCGTCGCGCCAGCGTGCCAGCAGCCAGTCGGCAGAGCCGTGGATAGGTTTCGGGATCGTCTTCATGAATCCTCCTTCTCATGGTTGATGATGACGAATGGGTGTGTCAGTCCTCGCGGAGAAACACGGTGACTTCGGTTTGGTGCCGCCGCACCATGTCGAGAACAGCCTCGAGATAGCGCGACTGGATCAGCACCTCCCCGTCGATGTTGTCGCGCGCGATCCAGACGCGCACCATTTGCGGATGTGAGAACTGCTCGATGCCAGCGGCGACGGGTGGCCGCACCTCCACGAGATGCTCGAACACAATGAACTGCAGCGTCACGCTCCAGCCCGATCACGCTTCCGATCCTCACGCGGATCGCGCACCTCCCAGACACCGCGTCCGATCTTCCGGAACTGATCCGGACGGTCAGCGATGAACCTGCGTGCGTGGCCGACAGAGATCTCGAGCCGCTCACAGATGAACGGAATGGTCACCTCGTCGAAAAGATGCTCGGAGAGCCACCGGTCGAACGCGGCGTACCGCTCCTCCTTCTCGCCTCGAGGGGTCGATCGGCGTGCGCCGGCCAGCATCTCCTCGAGCACCGGAGCCGGCACCTGCTTAACGATTCTGAACGGCACATGGCCGAGCCATGCCGGACGGCCGTGCTCCTCGAGCGCGGCACGGACGATCTCAGTGGGCGACATCGCGCACCTCCTTCACCGGCACGATCTCCACGAGATCGAGCCACGCACCTTGCACGAGCAGAGCAGCGACAGTGCGCTCAACTTCGGCAGCGGACACCGGCTCAAGATCGTCGCGCTGGGCGACACGGACAATGAATGTGTGCTCGCTCATGACTCGGCCTCCCAGACTCGAGCAGTCCCCTCGAACTCCATGCCGGTGTTCCGGCACGCCAGCAGACACGCGACAGTGCCTTCGGGGATGACACCGTCGACGACAGTGATCGCCACGACACTGCTCCATGTGCGGCCGCAGCACGGACACGGAGTCGGGACAGCAGTGATGATCCTCATCACGCACCTGCCTTCCACTTGCGCACCTCGCGCTGGATCTTCTTCGCGGCCGGTGAGAGCACATCGGTGACGCACCATCCCCATGCCTCGAGCCGGTCGAAGAATGAGAACCAGTCGATCGGCTCGTCGTGGTCGAAAAATCCCTCGAACACATCGATCGCGGTCTGGATCGTGGCCGGCGTGACATCAGCGGCCGCAGAGATGTGGATCGCGTCACTCATCGTCGTCGTCCTGATCGATCGAGACGAAGTCGTCTGCGTAGTGCTCGGAGCAGCCGTACTCGCGTGCCTCGGCCAGACCGATGAACACACCGTCCTCCTTGCCGGAGTCGATGATGGTCGTGATCGCATCGATGCGTGCGATGAGTGGGTAGTTCGGTTGGAGCACGCCACGCACCGTGGCATCGCCGCCGACCTCGTCGCGGATCTCCTCGAGCCGCTCGATCAGTTCGTCCAGAGTCATCAGAGCCACTTCATTTCGGTCGACTTCAGCGCGACGATCATGCCGCGATCCATGCCTTCGGTGATGTAGCAGATCGCGACTTCCTTGCCGTCCGCTCCGAAAAAGAACGGACACTCCATCGAGTCGGTGCAAGGCCGCACGAGCGCGCCTTTGAAAATGCCTCGAGTGATCTGGCCGATCACGCGGTGGTGGGTGGATGTGGTTGCCATTGGTTTTCCTTCTCTCTCCGGTCTTCGCCGGTGCAACTATTTGTGCATAGATCGCGACACAATGCAAGTCATTCTTTCCCTAGTGCCACAAGGGTTTCACGAGGTCGACACTTCGAGATGAGAGAACAGAGAGCGGAAATGGGCGCGGCCACGCCCGAGCACAGCCGCGCCCACCGCTCACCGCCGGAGAAGGGGAACAGCGGCGAGACTCAGCACAGTACCTGCATCGACTGCACCATCGCGACAGGGATCGACAGCACAGAATCGATGTGCGTCTCCGCGTCGTGCGACTGCGCGATCGTCACATGGCCTTCCTTCGCATCAGGGATCAGAAACCCCACAGAGTCGATCGGTCGCGGTTCCGGATCAATGCCATCGATCTCGATCCACGACTCGCACTCTGAGTGTGCGTCATGCCAGATCACACGCACAACCTGCATCGCGTCACCAGCCTTCCTTCTTGCGATCAAGTGAGAACACCGGTGCCTGAATCGTGATGCCGCGATCCGGAACGACGACAGCGAGAGCCTGCTGCGGAACCTCGAAACTGAAGTTGTTGATGAACGCATACTCGTCGTATCCCTTCAGTGAGCCGTTCACGATCAGCGATGGGGTCGACAGATACTGGTGCCAGTGTCCCATCCAGAGCGTGCTGAACTCGGAGCCGATCGCCATGTGCCGCTGCTGCTTCCGTGCACGCAGCCGCATGATCGGTGGGTAGATGCCGCCGATACCGCCGCCACCGGTCACCTGATCGCCGTGGGTCATGAGCATCCCGTGTCCGTAGACCTGCACGAGCACATCCGCAGACTCCGGAACTTGGAAAGTGAAACGCTTGTCCGCAACGAAATGCCGCTCGATCATCTTCGCGAGCAGCCAGTCGAAGTTCGTTCTCGCACGCAACTTCATGCGTGGCTTCCTCGTCATGCGGCCGTGGTTCCCCATCACCGCTGCGACATGAACCTTCTTGAATTCCGTCCCGAGCAGATCGAGAGCAGCCGCCAACTGCTCACTCCAGAACAGCAGCGAGCCGAGCATCGTGTCCTCGTTCGTCTGCGCCAACTCCTCGTGGATATCGCCAGAGAAAATGTCGCCGCCGAGCAGCACCACGATCCCGTCATAGTCCATGCCGGCCAGATAGTGCCGAGCGACTTTCACGACATTCTGCGCCCACCGCTGGAGCCGGAGCACAGCGATGTCTCGGTTGTATGCGTTCAGTCCGTCCACTTCGTCGGGGAGCACTACCTCGTCGAAGTGCGTATCAGACAGCATCACCATCAGAGTCGCAGCCTGCCGCTTCGGTTTCGCTGGGGACAGCCAAGTCGGTGGTTGGAGCCGAGCACCCTCAGCAGACTCGACCACAGTCAGAGCACGCTGCGCAGCCTCGAGAGCCTCCGTCAGACGCACGGCTTCATGCACGGCAGAGTCACGCTGCCGGCGAGCCTTGATCAACTCAGCACGCAGAGCCTCCCCACCGGCCTGCTGGAAGTCATCACTCAGGGACATACGCCGCCTCGCCGCGACGGTGCCGCGTGATCGCAGAAGTCGGCAGCGTGTAGCCGCGAGCCGTCATGACGCGCGAGATCACCGCCGCTGGGATCGACAGATTATTCAGAGCCTCGAGCAGATCACGCCGATCGTCTGGTGGGAGCGACTCGAGAACATCCTCGAGCGCACCGCGCCGGCCGCTAGGCAGCGGTCGTGCCGCCTCGATCTCCTTCATCAGATCCCCCATCGGTTTCCCCTTCCAAGTGCCAGTGGATATGTCCGTCGACTTTATCCTCAACCCTCGACACCGCGCTATGGATCCAGTCCAGAGCCTGCTTCACGGTCGCGTGATCCTCGCGGTTCTCCTTGCGCAACTTCTGAATCAGCGCAACAGCAATGCTAGAGCCAGCAGCCACCACAGCAGCGACGACAGCAGCCATACCCTGATCCATCGGTCACCTCGGCTCACTTGCTGAGCACATCGGGAGACTTGTCCCCGAGCACAAACTGCCAATGCCATGCCTCGAACTCCGGCGACTTCGGATCGGAGCCTTGCAGATAGAACCCGTAGGTCGGCGCGTTGGTGCACAGCCACCGGAGCACCTTGCCGTTCGTGACATCGAGATCGATCGCAAGTCCCCAGCCGTGGTTCGAGCCGGTCTTGCCGGTCGGATCCGGAGCAGCCGCTGGAGCCTTCCCCTTCTTCAGATACCACACCTTGCCGTCGAAACGCCGCGTCACCTGCGGCTTCCGGCCTTGATCCTTCAGCGAGTACCGGTCGTGGAACAGAGCCAGAATCCGTTCATACGGCCGGTAGTCCCCGATGTTGCGCAGCACGATCCCGTCACGCTTCGCATGGTCATACATCGCGTTGAATGCGCGCGCCGCGCCAGTCCACATCTGCCCTCCGCACTTGATGCGAGCGAGCAACTCCGGATGCAGACGGCCGTTCTTCTGGCCAGCGAGCGCAGAGGGGAGCACGAGCCGCTTGTAGGGGTAGACCAGTGCAGATTTCCGCGTCGCCTTCGCAGCGACCTTCCGCGCGGCCTGCTTCGCCTTGCTGGGATTCTTGAACTCAGCCACGATCAGCCCTCATGCTTCGCGCGGTCGATCCCGAACGCCTTGTCGACTTCGGCCTTCGTCAACTTGCCGTCATTCAGAGACTTCGACAAGTCATAGACCACGAGAGCCACGGCTGCGCCACCGGCCTGCAGTGCTTGGAACCACAGCGGAACAGACACTTGGTCGGTGAATGCGTCGATCACACCGGTGCCGGTGATGATGCCGAGCGCGCTCGAGATGAACAGAGCCAGCAGCCGAGTCGCCACATCCTTCGCGATCGAGAGATTCATTCGTCGTCCTTTCCCAGTGCGAACAGCACCAAAGTTATCAGTACCGCTCCAGCACTAATCCAGAGTCCGAGCCGCCGCGTCTGGCCAGAGAGTGTGATCAACACAAGTGCGGTGCCTGCCCACACCCAAATGTTGTCCTCGAGAAATTGCTTCACCTGCGCCTCCTAGATGATCCGTTGCCACCGGAACTCGGGCGCGGTGCCGCGATGAAGAATACAGCAGACACAGCGACGACAGTTCTGCGTTGCGCGATGCTGATCGTTGATCCCTCTGGCACGACATCGTCATGCGTTCCGTCGAACAGATCACGCTCGACGATCGGCGGCGGCACCTTCGTCGGCACGGTCGTTGTCGGATCGGGTGACAGAGTCGACACGGTCGTGGAACTCTGGACACTCGTAGACACAACTGGATCGGGGAGCACAGCCGTAGCAGTAGGCCGGTCGGGGATGGTCGTGGTCGGCCATGAGATCACCTCGCTGGTAGTGGGAGCCGGCAGCGTTGTCGCCGGCTCGGTCGGGATCGGAACCTCGAGCACCGTGGTCGAGGTCACCTCGAGAGCCACGGTCGTGGCCGGCTCGAGAACGGTCGAGGCTGGGAGCGTCACAGACGGTTCGCTCATTTCCAGAGTGGTCGAGACAGCCGGCAGCGTGGAAGTCGCCTCTGGGAGCGTCTCAGGCACCGATACAGCCGTGCTGGGAGCAGACTCCGGAGCACCGCCAGACAGCCACTCCAGCCGGATCACCCCATACGGCCGGCCACAACAGCCAGACACACGGATCGAGAACCCATCCCCAGCGACACCGGCCAGCCGGCTCGCCAGACAATCACCCTGCCGGTGCCAGCCATCGTCATCAGCCGCCATCACAGCCCCAGACGGATCCAGCAACTCGAGGAACGGATCCACCTCGAGCACGCTGCAATCCCGATCGGAATGCGCAATCACCTCGAAGTCCCCAGCCAAGATCGGCAGCAGCACAGACGGCTGCTCGACAGAGATCGTGATCAGATCAGACGCTCCAGCCGGAGCACTAAAGAATGCGAGACACGCAGCCGGCAGAAAGACGATCCACCGCGATCGCATCAGCCGCCAGCGATGAGAGCAACGACAACCTCAGTAGCCATTAGTCGCCGTACCCATAAATAGCGAACTCGTATTTGAAGTTGCCTGACCCAGAGAGGAATAGCCTGAAGCCGTCAAATGTATTCGCTTGGTTGAAGAGGAACCCACCCTGCCTGTATTGAAACGCCAGACCTTCATAGGCATACGCGATAGAAGTTGCGCCAGTTCGCGCCGCTAACTGAGGCGAATAAATGTCGAACGACGCACCAGCAAGCGGAGTATCAGGAAAGTTGTCGATGTAAATACCTACCTCAGCGAAGCCCACCGCACCACCTGAACTTGTATCAGCAGTCACACCTGTTTCACGCAAGCCACGATACGCATAGTTGTAGTTGCTTGTGTTATTCGTTGAGCCAGCACTTCGATAGTTCAGTCGTATCGCACGACCTGCGGTTGAGACTTCTACATTGGTAAGAACAACTCGATAGTTGCGAAACTCTGAAGTAAATACTGAATCGTGGTTGTAGCCAGTCGCACCGCTATTGGTTCCTGAACTGATCAGCCAAAGTCCGTTCGGTTGGCTTGTGCTGACCATCTTCACCCACGAGCCACCGTCATAGGTATAGATCGAGTTATCCGCATCGATGTAGCAAGTCATACCCTCAGCGAGAGCAGGCTCACCAACACCGCCGAACGCAGCGTCACGCGCTGCTGTCGTCGCGAAACGCATGATCGACTGATCCATCAAATAAGTGTTCACCTCGGCCGCATCAAGAGCCTCACCATCAACGAACAACTTCGCTCCAGCACCAGCCATTACTTGCCACTCCATTCTTGTGGCTCGTTGCCGTCAGCAAGCCACAGCAAATATTTGTCGTATCGACCCGTGGTATCAGTCTCGTTGAACACGCCACTCTCGTCGTCGCTTGACCAATGAATCCAACCGTCAACGGCCAGCCAGTATTCAATATCAAAGTTCATTAGATACCTCGACATAGGTACTTGCAGAGAGAGTGTAGAACTCCCAGAATCCTGCTGACGCACTTCCACCGTGATAGATCGTCACACCAGAGTCGGTGATGCCAATGAAGTTTGTTGATACTCCACCCCATGTGCCGACTTTCGTAATCGTCGGTGACGTCGTTCTGGTGTTCACCCGATAAGCAAGATAGACACTTACATACTGCGAAAATGTAGGCGTGTAGCCCGTTCCCCAGATACCGAGGTTCGCATTACCTAGTCGCTGGTAATACCGCTGGCAGAGTGCAAGTTCCTGTTGCATCTGTCGCCGCTCAAATGTCGAGCCGGTCTCACCCACCTCGAACTGCACATCAGTGACATACAGAAAGTCACCGATCGTTGTCGTCAGATCATCGCACCAAATGAACACCGCGATGTTGTTGACGCTGGCCGTGTCCACGAGCGCAGTGATCGTCGCGGTCTGCCAACTGTTAGATGGATTCAAGTTCGCTGGCGTGTTCTCCGCTGTCCAGTTCGTCGCCCAAGTCGGAATCGTGTTGTCCGCATTCCACGCTGAGACGACATCGCTCGTCACCGTGTCCGCGGTGCCAGTCCACGACAGGATCGCCGCCTTCACATTGTTGATCGACGAACCGCTGGTGCGGAACTTGAACGACAGGGTGCACTGCTGGCCATAGCAGCCGATGATGTTCCGCTGCTCGATGATCTGCAGAATCCCGAACTTCTTGTTCGCGGTCTCGACATCCAGCCCGATCGAGAACAGCCCACCGGTCGGTGCCACATTCGCTTGCGTCACATCGACAATGTCGTTGCCGTCAGAGAGCAGAGTCCAGCGATCAAGGTTGTAGGTGTCGTCGTTGTTCGCGCCGGCGACGAAACTGGTGCCGCGCTGGGCGACACGGAAGTCGCCGTTGATCAGACGGTTGCGTCCACCGGTCACCGCGCCGAGCACAGCGTCGACACGCTCGGCAATGTCCTCCATGTTCTGCGCACCATCAGTGACGAAGTCGGTGACGGCAGGATACGGAATCGCAAAGTTTGTGGTGGTGCTTCCCATGCTTCTCCTACAACTGGTTCCAGATCAGATTAGTCCACGATAGGCCAGCCGCGACTTGTCCCCACTGCAGCGTCCCAGTCACATCCTGCCATGCCTCGCTGAATCCCACCGGCGAGAAATACAGATCCACGCGGTGCCCTGCTGGAGTCAGACGGTGCTCGATCCCCTCGACATACAGCGTCTTAGTCACCACAGATGGTGTGCCGTACTTGAATGACTTCCGCACCGCCACGAGGGAGCCGATCTCAAGCGTCGTGATCGCGTCACGCTGTGCCTCAGTGAGAGCAGCCATCTCGAATGACAGTCCGGTGAACCAGAAGTTAGGGTCGGGTCGGATCAGATAGTCCGCGAGCAGTTCCGCGTCTGCGTTGGTGGCCAGCAGCGAGCCGTCGATCGAGATCGACTGCACACCATAGTTGCCTTGCGAGTCCGCGTCCTCGACGGTCTGAATTGACGGTGTCGGCTCGAGCGGATTAGGGGAGACAACGATCGACACATAGTTGACGAGCGAGTCCGGCCGGATCGACTGCGATGTGAACAGACTCATTCGTAGATCACCTCGAGAGTCGAGTAGGGGTAGCCGGAGCCGTCATCTGTGAAAATGATCGACGCAACGGTGGACACGGCCTTCGGAGTGCGTGCCTCCCAGACAAGAGCACCGGAACGGTTCACATACAGCCGGCCTTGTTCCGCAGATGCGATGATCGTGTTGAAGTAGGCCAGCGGTGTCTGCGCGGTCACCTCCACCTCGGAGAGCAGCGCGACACCGGTCGCGATGATCGGCACAGGGTCGAGAGGGTATGAGATTTCCGGTCGCGCCAGAATCCGGTCGACACGGACACCGGAGTATTCCGATGGCGGCGTGAACGGCTGGATCACTGTCTGAGAGAGCAGCGAAAAGGCATCAGCGCAGCGCACCGTCACAATGTTGTGCCCGTCGATCGAGAACTCCGTGTCATATGCCTGAATGATGCCGACGAACAGATACTCGCCGTCCCTCGAGATGCGCACCTTGCGTCGCGGCTCGAATCCGAGACGGCCGCGTTCGTTGTTCCAATACGGTGACGCTTGATTCGCGACAGAGAACTTGTCCTCCCCGAGCAGATCGTCGATCGTGATCGTGCAAGTCGACGCACCGAACTGTGCGTCCTGCGAATCGCGGCCACGCTTGATCTGCACATTCGTCACATACTCCGTCACATCGAAGAATGAAGTCGTGCCGCCGAGCCTGTCCTCACCGCCGAGCAGAGACGATCCCAGAATGAACTGGTTCCGGATGAACCCAGCGTCCAACTCCACCTTGTACGCGCCGAGAGCAGCCAGCCCACCCATCACGCCACCTGAATGTTGATCGCACCGGAGCGGCGGTTGAACTTCCGCAACTCGGCCACGAGCAGATCCGGCAGCGTCTCGTCCGCGATCTTGCTGTTCACATTCACAATGAAAGTGTCGCCACCGCCGCCACCCATGTCCCCGAGCCGGTCGAGAGGGATGACAGCCTCCGGAGCGCGTTCCCCGATCAGAGCCAGCGTCGCCTTCGTCGCGATGCCACCGGACGCGAGAGCCGGAATGTTCGCACCCAACTTGTTCAGAACATCGATCACCTTCTGCGGCAGCACACCGCCACCCATGACGAATCCCTGAACAGCCTTCTTCCCCTTCTTCGTTTTGACGATCGACTTCAGCGCGAGCAGCCGTGCCTCTTCCTGCGCGAGCCGGCGCGTCGCTTCACCCTCGCGATACTTCGCATCAGTCAGACGATCGGTCGCATCGACCTGTGCTTGCTGGGCGGCAGTGAGAGCATCCTGCGCAGCCTTGTAGGTCGTCGATCCTTCAGCCGCACCGTTCACCACTTCGTTCAGACGGGTCTGCGCAGCCGTCACAGCGTCCGTTGCTTCACGCTGCCGGATCTGCTGCTCGGTGACAGCGAACTGCGCCTCCGCGAGAGCGATCTCCGCGAGCCTGATCTCCTCTGCGTTGCCGCCAGCACGCGCCTCGTTCAATGCTTCGACAGCGTCGGTCACTGCGTAGTTGGCGCGCTCCAGATCGAAACCGGCACGGGTCGCGTCACGCTGCGCCTGCTCGAGCACACCCTGAGCATCGGCTGCTTGTGTGGAGCCGGCACCGTAGCCACGGACGATCTGATCGAAGTGAGCCTGCGCGTTCGCGACATTGGTCGTCGCAGTTGCGAGAGCGTCCTGCGCCTTCTTCGTATCCCCGACAGCAGACTGGAAGGATCGCTGCGCACCGGACGCAGACTCAAGCGCAGTCTTGAAGTCACGAATCTTCTCCGCGAGCGTCTTGGTTTTCTTGCCTGTCTCATCAGCGGCCGTGCCAGTGCCGGTGACGGTCGGAGTCACGCTGGCAGCGGTCGCGCCGAACACCTTCATCGCTTCCTCGCCGGCCTTGAACTCGGCACGGACACCGGACATCACCTTCATCATGTTGAGGAATCCCACAACTTGATCATCAGTCGCATTCCGCAGACGCGGAATCTTCTCGCGGAGCGCGTCGATGGCAGCAGCCTTGCGATCGAGAGCCGGAGATGCGTTGCCGGTCACGACATTCATCTCTGCAAGCGACGCGTTGTATTCCTTCACATACCGCTCGTAGATCGACAGAATGCCAGTGCCGTTCTGCACATACGCGCTGAACGCGCTCGTCTGGTGGCCGAGAGAAGTCAGCGTGTCGATCGACTTCCGGAACTGCGAATCATTGCGGTACGCCTGCGCCAGAGCCTCCTTCTGCGCCTGCCCTTCCTGCTTCAACGCATTGACCAGATCCATCGTCTTGTTCGCAGCGTCAGCCTTCTTGGATGAGTACACGCCGTACAGAGTCGCGGCCACAGAGAGCAGAGCGGTCACACCGCCAGCCGCCATCATCGCAACCTTCGCCGCGCCGAGCCGTGTGATCAGCGTCGACAGTGAGCCACTCGTGACGGTCGTGATCACATTCAGAGCACCCATCACACCGGAGTAGGTGAGCGTCGCTACCTTCAGAGCAGCGAATCCGGACACAAGGCCGAGCACGATCTTGCCGCCAGTGCCAAGTCCGGTGAACAGATTCAGAATCGAGCCAGACAGATACTCGATCCCAGCCCCAAGTCCCTGCTCGCCAGTGATCGCAGCGAATTCCTCGAACACCGGCACGACATTTGAGATCACATAGTTCGAGATGCGCTCCACAACTGGAATCAGCAAGCCGCCGATCTCCTCCTGCACATTCCCGACAGCGACACGCATCTTGTCGAAGGCCGTCGCAGACGCGGCAGCAGTGCCACCTACCTGAGACTCGACCTCAGCCAGAATCAGTTTCTGCGCCTCGAGAGTCCTGCCAGACGCGACAAGCGTCTTGATCTGCTCCTGCTGCTGCTCAGTGAAGTTCACACCGGCGCGCCGCAGAGCGGTCACACCACGCACCGGATCAGACAGAGCCTTGCCCAACTGCATCGCGGCCGAGTCAGTCGAGCCGAACACATTCGCCAGATCGAGCATCACCGCGCTAGCACGGTTAAACACATCGTTGCCGGCACCCATCTCGTTTCGCACCTGCTTGAAAGTGAGCAGCATGTTGAGAGACGACTGGATCTGTTCGTCGTCGACACCGGTTTTCATTGACAGCGACTCTGCGAGATCGGCCACCTGCGTCGAAGTCATGCCAGCGGCCTTGCCGGTAGCCGCGATCACAGCCTCGGTCTGCTTCATCACCTTCTGCGACTCATACGCGGCCGACACAAACTTGGTGCCCATGTAGCCGGCAGCAGCGGTGATACCGGCGAATGCCAATCCCACCTTCCTCGAGACTGCGCTCATCTGGGTGCCGAACTTCGCACTCGCGGAATCGGTCTGTCCGAGAGCAGTCAGAGCACCCTTCGCATTACCGAGGATCTGCAGCGTGAGTTTGCGTGTGCCAGCCATGATCGGAGTCGAGCCTAGTCGGGGAACACTTGACGCAGAGCCGCTTCCATCTCGTCCAGATAGATGCGCTCGAGATCATCAGAGTGCTTTGCGATGCCGCGATAGAGGAAGTAGTCCTTCCCCTTCTTCCACTTGTCGAATTGGTTCCAGCCTCGGATCACGCGAACAGATCCGGACTTGGTGCGTGCGAGCCGGACACGCTTGCCGCCTTCACGCTGGGTGACAGTGCGGCCGCGACGATCCACAAACTGCGCCTCGACACGCCGCACAACCTTCTCAATGTCCTCGTCATTCCGGACACGCGTAGCGCGTGATCGCTTCCCTTGCTTGGGAGCCTTCACGAGTCGACGCACATCGCGATCGGAGCCAAAGTTCGCACCGCCGAACCACGGTGTCTGCCGATCGCCTCCGGTCACATACACGCCATAGGCACGCCGCGTAGAAGTGAGAGTGTCCGCAGCCTGTGCGCGTTGCGCGTCGCCAGCAGCCTCACGCTGCGCCCATCGGATCACCTGCAGCCCGACACGGTAGTTCGCTTCCTTCAGAGCCTCCTCGCCGGAGCCGTCAGCAGTCGCCTGCTTCACATACTTCCGGAACTCGGCCAGCCCGAGAACATTCACCTTGCCGTAGCCAGACTCGACCTTCCGCGCCACTACTTCCTCCGCATCGCCTCGTACTTGCGTCGCAGATACTGCAACATCGCGTCCAGCATCTCCTCAGATTCTTCCACGAGCACAGCCGGAGCGATGCCGGTCTCGCACGCGAGATACGCGATGATCTCGTGCGCGCTGCCGGTGGTCAGGCTTTTGGGTCGTCGTCGTCCGCGATGGAAATGTCCTCGATCGTCGCGACGAAGTCGTCGAATGACTTCGTGGTGATACCGGTGCGACGCATCGATGACCACGCCAGATACGCGAGATCGGTCAACTTCAACTCACGCTCGAACGCAGCCACCGAACGGTTGAACTGCTTCTCGAACTGGATGAAGTCAGAGAACACCGCGTCAGTGCGGTGCACCTGCTCGCTCTCCTGAAACTGGACAGTAAGTGCGATCCTCATTTGTGATCCCTTCCCTCGAGACGCTTACGCGCCGGTCGACTTGGTCAGTACGCCGCCAGTGAACGAGAGCGAGGTCATCGCGAGTTCGCCCACCGCGCCAGCCACTGGAGTGTGCGATGCGAGATAGCAGCCAGTGACTGTGTACTTCGGATTCGTGGCAGAGGCCGCGCTCGAGGTCGGCGTGATCGCCACGGTTGTCGTGGTGCCCACGAGCGGAAAGATCGTCGCCTCAACATTCGACGCAGCGAAGTCCTGCATGAATTCGATTTCCACGGTGTTGTTCTGCAAGCCACCGGTGAAAGAACGGCCAGTGGCACCGAAGGCAGTCACCTCGACGCTCTCGATTTCATAGGTGAGCGTCACGGAATTCGCGCGGTCAGACAGCGTGACCGGTGTAGCACCGATCTCGATCTTGCAATCCTTGAGAACCAACTGTGCCATCTGTGATCAATCCTTCGTGTCGTCGGTCTTGGTCTTGGTGCTCGACGCAACCGGAGCGATGTGTCCAGCGTCGGTGAGCCACTGCAGACTATCACCGAACGCCTTCTCGTCAACGACCTCACCTTGCTTGAAGTCAACCAGACGATCTGAGATCACCTTGTATTGCGCCATGTGCTTGTCCTTATCCGTGAACGGTGACTGAGAAAGTCGCCATGAGAAATTCGCCATCGCCGGCCGCAAGACTGGAGATCGCTGCAGAGGAATCTACTATCAGATCAGCGCAGACTCCACCGAGCGTGCGGTCGCCTTCGATCGCGGCACGGATGCTCGAGGCTCCACTGAATGCCATGTAGTCGTCGAGCCGTGCGAATGAGAGCCGGTCGGTGTATCGGCCGACAACGACAGTCACATCCAGATCGAACTGCACATCACCGCCGCCGAAGGCACCGTAGTAGCGGACACCCGTGATCGAGGGAAACGCGATCGGTGGGTTCACCTGCTCCGGCTGGTAGTCGAAAGTCCGCAGCCCCGAGATCGTCGCGAGCCGCGTCTTGATCCCAGCCATCACCTGAGATGGGGTCGCCGGCATCAGCCACCGATCCCGATCAGCCGGTAGGGGAGCAAGAGATCACGCACATCCGGATCCACAGAACGCACCTGAATGGCCATGTCCGCGAATCCCACTACGCCGAGCGCAGCGTTGTAGCGCGCAAATCCACGGATCGCGAGCAGCAGCGTCGCCTCACGCACATCGTCCGGTACGGCCGGCCAGCCCCAAGTGCCTGCCACCTCGACGGTCGGTATCGAGGGAATCGTGAACAGAGGAAAGGTAGTGCCGCCGATCGCGACGATCGAGCGGTACGGCCGTCCCTGCAGAGCCACATCAAATGGTTCCAACTGGTACTGGCCGCTCGTCCATGTGGTCGAGAAAGTCCCATCGCCGGCACCGTCAGTGCGCAGCGTCAGCGTCGATGACGCGAGATCCGGAATCGGACACTTGTATTCGTCGCGCGGAAAGAACTTCACGGTCGCGACCTTCTGATAAAAGAACCTGCCGCAGTAGCCGTCGACGCGACGCGATGCCGCCTCAATCGAGTTCTCCAGCAGCGTGTCGTCAACAGAGTCAGAGATCCGGAGCGCGGCCTTCACCTCGGAGAGAGTGCAATATCCGTTGGTGATCGCCATGCGTCACGCCTTCCGTTTCCGAGCCACCTGCTTCGAGACAGCCTTCTCCGAGTCCACTTCCACAGCAGCAGTCTCGACGCGGCGATCCACCGCGATACCGAAACGCGCCAACTGCGCATCCACTTGCGCGACACGGTCTTTGAGGCCGCGACGCACATAGCCCTCGCGTTCAGCGAGCAGAGCCTGCACGATCGAATCAGTCATGATCAGTCCTTCCGAGAGAGATGAGTGGAGCCGCCGTCAAGCGACAGCCCCACCCATCATCTCACAGAGATCAGAATGTCGGTGCGACGAGAGCGGTGCCGGTCACCTTCGCCCACGCGTTCGCGTAGCGGTTGGCGGTGTACGCGACATAGCCGTAGACCACTGCGAGAACATCGAGTTCCGCAGCCTTCGGCTGATCGAAGCGCAGGTACATCGGCTCGCCGTTGCCCTGCTCCCAGAGGTGCAGTTCCTGCAGGTTGCCGATGAAGATCACATCTTCGTTCGTGCCTGCGCCTTCGGCGGTCGTGACATTCGCGTCGGTGATGATCGGGAGTCCCATGATCTCGTAGCCGCTGTTGCCGTACTGCGGTGAACCTTCGCCAGCACCCACACCGTTCTGCGAACGCGGTGCAGGCACCACGAGCGGACGGTTGGTCGTGTCGAGAGCAGCCATGAACCACGCCAGTCGACGCGGATGCATGATGATCGCGTTCGGGCCAGCGTAGAAAGTGGTCTGCACCTTCTGCACAGCGTCAGCCAACTTGGGGTACAACTCAGCGACGGTCGGTGAGGCATCGGTGGCCGTGACGCTCTGCCCAGCGGACGCAAGAAGTTCGGCCACGACATTCGCGTCGACCTTCGTGTGATACGCCGAGATGAGATCGCCCATCACGATCATGTCGACACCGGTGCCGCGCTCGAGAGCCTGACGCGAAACGGTCTGCTGGCCAGCGACGGTCGCGACTGAGATGTCCAACTTGGTGTCGTCCATGTTCGTCTCGGAGACGGCAGCACCTTCGGTCTGGTTCGCGACGGACGATCCGGTCGTCACCTTCGAGATCGACAGTGTGAGTCCGGCATCCGGCAACTGGTGCTTGCGTGCGCGGTCAGCGACGGGTCGACCGGCGCGTGCGAAAGGAGCAGCGAGGTCGATCAGGTACTGCGGCACCACGAGTCCAGCGAAGTTTGCGCTGGTGACATCGCGACGCTCGATGCGCTCCTCGTTCATGTGGCGCGCGAGACGCTCGTTCGCGAGCGAGTCGCCACGGAACTGTGCGTTGAATGCGTCAGTGAGGAACGAGTGGTCGCCACGCTCGGAGTAGGTGCGAGCCTCGCGCACAACGCGAGCCGGAGCCTCTTCGATCTTGTGGGCGGCGCGGAGATCAGCGGCCTCGGCAGCGCGAGCCTCGAGATCCTTGTGGCGAGCGATCTGCTCGTCCAGCGAGCGAACTTCCTCGAGCGCAGAGTCGATCGTCTGCTCGTCCTCGACGGTGAGATCGCGCTCTTCGACCTTCGCGGTCTCGACGATCTGCTCTGCCTGTGCGATCAGCGCAGCGCGCTTCTCGATGAGAGTGTCTGAATGTGCCATGTCTGGTTTCCTTCCATGCGGATCGGTGTGGATCGACAGTGGATATCTGAGTGCCCAGATCGGCGGCTCAACTCCGGCGTGTCATTTGCTTCGTGCGATGCGCAGTTCACTTGCGAGCAAGCGAGTGCGACTCACGCGCGACAAAGTATCAGCGTCGGACAGTGCGCGCAACTCGGCAACTGTTTCTTCATACGCTGGGAAAGTCACAACGGAAACATCGAACAGTTGCACCTCGCGCAATTCGCGCACGGAGCGGTCAGCGTTCCATGCGTCCTTGATGGTGCGGAACGCGAAACTCATCTGCGACAGATCGCCGCGTCGCATGGCCGAGATGATGCGAGCCGCGTCAGGGTTGGTGGGATCCAGATCAGCCTCGACTCGGAGTCCACGGTCGTCCTCGACCAGTGAGAGCGTGCCGGACTTGGTGCGTGCGAGCGGCACGCCTTCGTGATCCACGAGCAGACGGACATCGGCTCCGTCGTTCAGAGTCTTGGAGAAGGCACCGCGCCGGACGAACTCGGTGAACGGCATCGGCTCCGATGGGGAATCGAACACGGCCGCGTAGCCGATCAACTTCGTTCCGTCCTCGGCAGCGCGCACTTCGAGATTCGAGTACGCGACAGAGCGACGCTCATCCACTTGCTTGCTCACCCACTCGACAGTGCTCATATCTACCTCGTCAAAGTCCTGCGTCGATCTTATGCCACGCTCATCCAACTGCGCCACGATCCGTTCAGCGTATCGCTGTGCGCGACGCGCGGACTGTGCGCTCGAGCCGCCACCCCAGAGCAGCATCGCGACAAGGCCAGCAGTGATCTCGTCACCCTCGACAGCCTCGAGATCGACAATGTGCCTTGCGATCCACGGTGCGATCTTGCGCCACTTCGCTTCGCTGATCGTGCCAGCAGCCATCTTGCGTGCGTCCGCGACGGTCGCCGGCTTCAGCCCATCGCCGGACAGCCCTTGCTCATGCAGAGCCAGTCCACGCTTCGCGCTGGAGCGCATGAAAGCCGGAGCAGACAGATCCACCGGTGCACGCACCTCGAGAGCAGCCCCAGACGGCTCGCTCATTTGGAACCGGACAGAGACAGCCGTGGTGCCGGTTGACGCGGCTGTGAGGCTCCCAGAGGGGTCAGAGACGGCTTCAGGCTCGCGAGCCGGAGCGAGCAGATCCTTCCGGATCACCCACAACTTGCAGACACCCTCGGCCGCGATCTCACCCTCAACGATCTCGCAGCCACCGCCACCGACGAACAGAGGACAGTTGCCACACTTGATCCCGTCCTCCGCAAATGGAGACGCGGCCATGTAGTGCGCGTCCTCCTGCGTCCACATCCCGAACTTCTCCGCGATCGCTTCATACGCCTCATACAGAGCAGCGTCGCGCGGCGACAATCCAGTCTCACCCATTACCTCGAGAATGTCCTCGTCCGATACCTCGATGCCTTCATCCTCCGGCTCATCCGGCTCGAGCACATCCTCGTAGATCATCTCGCGAGAGCCGACATCCCCGAGCGGCTCGATGTCCTCGGCCAGAGAGACGACAACCATCTGGTCAATCGCTTCCTGCTTCGATGCATGACAGCCGATCGTCGTGTAGGTGCCATCGGCTTCCTGCTTCACGGTTGCCCAGCCGGAGCAATCAGACTGCGTCTGCGAGATCCCGAAAGGCATTACGAATCCTGATCCGGTGTGATGATGCGAATGACTTCGGTCTGGCCAGCAGCGCAGATTCCCCAGAGTCCGTCGCCGGCTCCAAGTTGGCCAGCGATCGGAGCAGCGTGCTTCACGATCGGGAATCCCTGATCAGCAGTCACATTCGAGCCACCGATGTAGACCGTGTTGTTTCCTTCGATCTGCACCCATACACCGCGAAAGATGTTGTCGCGCGGAACCAATTCCGTCACAACATCAGTCACCGTCACCTTGTACGCCTTCACTCGGCCACCTCCGCATCCTTGCCGATCGTCGGCAGATCTCCACCATCGACACCGGCGATCGGAGCACCGGCAATGCCGAGCACAAACTGATCGCCACCGACATATGGTTCGCGATTCTCCATGTGGCGCGCCTCGTTCGGGGACAGCGTTCCGGACATGATCATTGCTTGCTGCGCACGGACGCGCGTCGAAATGTCTGCACGCATGAACTCGTCCGCGTTGAACTTGACGCGATAGGTCGCCGGCATCATGCCGGACAGCACATCTTCCATGCGCCGCATCCACGGCAGCAGCGTGTACCGGACGAATGAAATACCTGCAGACTCGACATTCTGGTAGGTCTCGTTCTGGCCACCGACACCGCCGATCAAGTGCAGAGGAATGCGATAGGCGCGTGCGATATCACGCACGACAGCCTCGCGGTGCTCAAGCATCTGTGCATCAGCCGCGCTGGTCACTACCGGTCGCCACTTCATGCCGCCAGAGAGAACAGCCGGTCGCCGGCGACGATACAGAGAGTCCTCCCAAGTCTCGCGAGCGATCCGTGCCTGCTCCTGCGTCAGCGTGCCTTCAGTCTCGAGGACGCTCGACGGAGTCGCGCCATCGCCGTAGAACTGCGCCAGAAACTTGTCCATCGCGAGTCCGACACCGATCGTGTTCCGGAGCACCTCGAGCGGAGCGACACCGCGCTTGTGATTCGGCAGCATGATCCAGTGCACACCCTTGACGACATCGCGTCCGTAGCGTTCCTTGCCGATCTGGTACAGATAGCCGTCCTCGTTCTTGTCCAGATCCTTCACGAGCATCGGGTGAATGTTCACCAACTCGACTGGCATACCGCCAGAGCCTTGCGGTGCGTAGATGAAGTCCGATCCGTGGATCGCCATCGTCAGCACCGCTTGGTGCATGAACTCGAACATCGTCTGACGCTCGTTCGGTTGCTCCAGCAGAGACGGACGCGGCAGTCGTTCAATGCGTCCACCGGTGCGTTCGCGCGTCAACTCCAGCGGCATACACGCGAGCGAATCAGCGATCAACATACAACTCGACAGCACAGCCGTGTGCGCGAATGCGGTCATCTCGGTGACAAGTTCACCGGAGTAGTTCTGGAACTGTGGCCGAGCCGTCAACCCATACGGATCGATATCAGACGGAAGTGCGCGTCGCTCGAGTCCTCTCCTGATGATGCTCATGCGCCGAACTCACTCCCGATGATCGCCAATAGGCCACCCACAATCAGTGCAGCCGGCACCGAGATTAGTGCAACACCGGTAACGAGAGCGACAGCACCTGCGATCTCAATGAACAGAGCAAGCCAACTTCTCATCCCCAGATATCCAATACGCTCGGCGCGACCACCTCACGCGGCTTGGATGTGGCGCGATCCAACGCCATCACCATAGCAATGCAAGCGTCGATCTTGCGCTTGGACTTGCCCTTCGAGAGTCGCCAGCCAGAGTCGCTCATGCGCTGCGCGGCCGAGAGAACATGATCAGTGAAAGTGGGAGAGCCATCGTGTGCCACCTTGCCGGCAACGATCAACTCGTATGCGTGGCCGCACGCCGGCACCATACGCGCACCGGACTGTGGGAACTCCACCATCGGCAATCCATCATCGAGCAAAGCCTCAGCAGAGCGCAGAAAGTAGGCAGGGTCGAATGCGAACTCCTGCACGGTGTAGCGGCGGTGCAGTTCGCGTAGGTGCGCTTCCACGCCGGCCACATCGACACCCTCGTCAGAGGGTCGCCAGATCTGAGAGCGGAGCACAATGCGATCGTCCTGCGGCTGGGCGACGACGACAGCGATCGAGTCATGCTTCATCGCCATGTCGATCCCCACCCATACCGGCAGATCGGGATCCAGATCATCATCAGACTGGCACGCCTCCCATGCGCCTGCTGGGAGCCATGACTCCGCGCTGGTGCGCGCCCATTGGTTCAATCGCCAGCGACGGAAACTGTTCTCCGCTGACTGCTTCGATGCGACATCCATGTCCCCGAGATCCATCAGCCCTGCGGCGATGTTCGGATTCGCGATGCGCCACGCCTTCCGATCGTGAATGTCGCAGTCGGCTGGAGCCTCCCACCACCAGAATCCGAAAGTATCGTCCTCCTCCTCGCCGGCCGCGATGCGCTTGCCGCGCTGGTACAGACGGCCAGCCGGAGTCTCGAGATCGAAGCCAGCGGTCGTGATCGCCACCACGAGCGGCTCGACGCGAGCACCGGAGCCGAGCGTCAACTGATCCCAGAGATCATCGGTCGACTGGTTCCACAATTCGTCGAACAGCACCAGACTTGGATTCAGTCCAGCCTGTCCCTTGAACTCGCTCGAGAGCACGCGAAAGATCGAGCCGAACCTCGGCATCTCGAGAACATCGCGATACACCTTGCATTCCTGTGAGAGCAGCGGCGACATCTGCACCTGCTGCTTCGCCTCATTGAAAATGATCCTTGCCTGCTGCCGGTCACCGGCGACGGCATACACCTCCGCGCCAGCCTCGCCAGCCACCATCCCGTAGATCCCGAGCGTCGATCCGATCAGAGACTTCCCCTGCTTACGGGGCAGGCCGATCAGAGCACGCCGATACCGGAGACGGCCAGCACGCCCATCGGCGTGCTCGCGACGCTCTAACAGTGCGCCGAGCAGCCACCGCTGCCACGGTAGGAACTCGAGCGGCTCGCCAGCACGGAATCCCTTCGTCACCACGAAATGCTCACGCGCAAACGCGATCGCGTCCGCACCGTCAGACGGCTTCCAGATGCGCGGCGTGTAGAACGCCGGTGCCCACGCCTTACTCGGAGACAGCCTGTCGACGCGCGGCGATCTTTCGGTGCAACTCTGCGAACTCATGATTCTTCACTTCCCCTACTCCAAGCGTCGCACGGTCGGTCGGGGAGAATCCCAACTGGCCGAGCAGCGACGCGATCTGTCGATCCAACTCTCGAAGTCCCCTACGGCTGCGCCAGTCGTCCGCTGATCGGAACACCTGCGCTCGGAGACGGACACGCTCGTCCGTCATCTCACAGACCATCAGAGACAACTCGCCGTCGATCGACGGCTTCAGCCATGCGGCACCGGAAGTCCAGATCCGGTTCCACAGAGCCTGCCCTGCCTCCCCGAGCGGTCGCCACGGCTCAAGATCCGGAGCACGGCCAGACGGCAACGCGATCACCTCGGCCTTCACCAACTTGCGCTTCCCCGGATTTCCGAGACGCTCCTTCTGCTCCACTGGCTTCGGCCTGCGGCCGGATCCCTTGCCGCCCATCTAATTCTTCCTACCCATTCGTGATTTTCGGGGAACTCCCCGATTTGGCTTAGGAAAATAAGGATAATACGCGGAGACGCACGCCGACC